TGGTTAATCATCCACCACACTACAACAAAGCAGGTATAGAAACTATTGATGCTATTCAGGCTATGACAGGTGATGGCTTTGAGTTTTATCTACAAGGTAACATTATGAAATATCTATGGAGATATAGATACAAGAATGGTGTAGAAGATTTAAAGAAAGCAGAATGGTATTTGTCTAAACTAATAGAGGCAGTAGATGTATCTGAAAGTTAAACTAAATATTACACTGCAGATAGACCCTGAAGAATATCCTGTTCCTGCAGATGGTAATGTAGGAGAAGAAATACAGGATTATATTAAGGATACTTTGCATGACTTAGAGGGTGTGCAGATACGACATATGAAAACAATAAGTGAGGAGTAAAATGATTAATAATTACCTACCAACAGACTATCAAAACTTTATTGCCTTGTCTAGGTATGCAAGATGGAAAGATGATGAGCAACGTAGAGAAACGTGGATTGAAACTGTAGAAAGATATTTTGACTATATGTCAAATCATCTGAAGACTAAGCATGGATATGAAATAACTAAAGCTCTAAGAGAAAAATTGAATAACTCTATTACATCTTTAGGTGTTATGCCTAGTATGAGAGCCTTGATGACTGCAGGTGTAGCCTTAGATAGATGTCATGTTGCAGGATATAACTGTAGCTACATACCTGTAGATAGTCCACGTAGTTTTGATGAATGTATGTACATACTTATGTGTGGTACAGGTGTAGGGTTTTCTGTGGAAAGAGAAAATGTAGATAAGTTACCTATTGTTAATGAACACTTTGAAGAAAGTAGCACAGTAATAACTGTTGCAGATAGCAGACCCGGATGGGCAAAAGCATTTAGAGAAATGATAGCTATGTTATATGTAGGTCAGATACCTAAATGGGATGTATCAGAGGTACGACCTGCAGGAGCTAGACTAAAAACGTTTGGTGGTAGAGCATCAGGTCCTGCACCCTTAGAAGATTTGTTTAAGTTTTGCATTGACATATTTAAAAATGCAAAAGGTAGAAGACTATATCCTGTTGAGTGTCACGATATTATGTGTAAGGTAGGTGAGGTTGTAGTTGTAGGTGGTGTACGTAGATCTGCACTTATCTCTCTGTCTAATTTAGGTGATGATCAAATGCGTCATGCTAAGTCAGGTCAGTGGTGGGAGAATGAAGGACAACGAGCATTGGCTAACAACTCTGTCGCATTTAAAGGTAAGCCTGAGATGGGTACATTCATGAGAGAGTGGACTGCACTATACGAATCTAAGTCAGGAGAACGTGGTATATTTAATCGTCAGTCTGCTAAAGTAAAAGCACTAGAGAATGGTAGACGAGATGCTAACTATCAGTTTGGTTGTAATCCTTGTTCAGAGATTATACTAAGACCATATCAGTTCTGTAATCTAACTGAAGTTGTCGCACGTGAAACAGATGATATGTTATCTCTAAAAGATAAAGTTCGTATGGCTACTATCTTGGGTACATTTCAATCCACACTTACAGACTTTAAATACTTACGTAAAGTATGGAAAGATAATACAGAGGAAGAAAGATTACTAGGTGTATCTTTGACAGGTATACTTGACTGTCCTGTACTATCCCCTGACAATGCTAATCTAGAATCTAATCTAGAAATGTTAAGAAAAGTTGCAGTAGAAACAAATAAAAAGGTTGCAGAAGATTTAGGTATACCACAGTCAACTGCTATCACTTGTGTAAAACCTAGTGGCACAGTTAGTCAGTTAGTGGATAGTGCTTCAGGTATTCATGCAAGACACAATCCTTTCTATATTAGAACTGTACGTGGTGATAATAAAGATCCACTCACACAGTTTATGATAGAGGCAGGTATTCCTGCAGAGCCTGATGTTATGAAACCTGATAGTGTCTCTGTGTTTAGCTTTCCTATGAAGTCACCAACAGGTGCTATCACAAGAACTGAAATGACTGCCATAGAACAGTTAGACTATTGGTTGATCTTTCAGAGACATTGGTGTGAGCATAAACCATCTGTAACTATATCTGTCAAAGAGCACGAGTGGATGAGAGTTGGTGCATGGGTGTATGATAACTTTGATGAGGTATCAGGTATATCCTTTTTACCTTTCAGTGACCACACGTATGCACAAGCACCTTATCAAGATATAGATGAAGATAAATATAATGACTTGACAAAAGCCATGCCACGTGCTATAGATTGGAGTAAGTTACAGGACTTTGAAAAAGAAGATACTACTAGTGGTAGTAAAGAACTAGCCTGTACTGCAGGTGTATGTGAAGTTGTAGATATAGAAGGGAGATAAATATGAGAGAGATGTTACTATCAGCTTTGAAGTCCTATTACGTAGGACATATAAATAAACACATTGCCAATGTTGAAATCTATTTAAGTAGGTCTACAGGTATTGGAGAACATTCTGATATCATAGAGGCTATGGACAAAGAGGTGGCAGAGATTGGTAAGTATGATGATAGACTATCAATGATAATGAAATATTTAGAAAGGAGACAATCTAATGAGACAGAAGAAAAAAAGGAATCCAAATCTAAGTAAGTATGATGCACCCTTACGTATTCAGTTTGAACGTGGACTAAATGCATTCAAGGGTAAACAATACATACAGACTGTTCGCAGTAAAGATGCAAAGATTATTGCTACAGTTAGTCCTTACAATCCAAACACTATGCAACATAGGGAATGGCAGAGAGGATATGACTTTGCATACTTTAAAAACTTAGAAAGAGTTAAACGTGAAGAAGCTAGAAGAAGAAGCCAAGAGGTTCATGCAGAGTAGGATAAAACCTACTCATGAACTACCTGATATAATAAAAAATCTAGAAATTATACTTAGAAGGTTAAAAGAAATAGATGCAAAAAATAACACCAACTCATGACTTGTCATGGTATCTTAAATGGACAGGCTCTATGTTAATTATGTCAGGGATTATCTGTAGATCGGCAGGTGTTCTGCCTTTCTACGATTTGGTAGCCTCGTGTATAGGCACAGGATTACTAGCAGGTATGGCTTACATATGGCATGATAGAGCACTACTCACTGTTAATGTCGTAGCCTGTGCTGCCTTGGCTATGGGTGTGTTGAGGTCTGTGTTTACCTAGTCATCAATCCACCACGATTTAACTTAGGTGTTATTTCCATGATGACTTCTTTGTATTGTCGTGGTGACAAAGATAATATCTTTTCTTCTGTTGCAAGTTTATAATCTAATATGTTACCTTTTGTTTCAAGTAGTGTAGATTGCAATTCATTAATAAACTTCTTTGCACTAAAATCTTTAGGTGCTTCTCTATCTTGATATCCCTTTAACCTTTTTGGAGCAGTCATCATTCTACCTCTAGTGGGTCTATCTAATAAAGTTTCTAATACTCTCATATTATTTTTCTTTTCCCCTTTTGGTAACACAATACTTAGACTTCCAATAAGTCTAGTTAGATTTGGAGCTAGGTCTAATTCATCTATGATTTCATCGTACCCACCTCTAGCTCCTTCAGTTCTTGTAAACTTAGCTAGTTCAAGAGCACTATTAAAATAATCTTTAACTAAATCATAACCTTTCTTTTGATTTACAGGATCTCCAATTAAGGCTCTGTTATCAACACTACCTATAGATAGTTCTAATTTCTTGTATTTATCAAATGCCTCGTTTGCCTTTTCAACATTAGCTAACACTTTTGGATCATCTACAACTTTCTTTGGTCTAAGAAAATCAGGTCTAGTAAATGCTACCTCTGCTTCTGTGTGTGCAGACTTAGGTAACTTTATACCTATAGTGTCATCTGTCATAACATCTCTATATTTATTAAACAATCCCTCTCTAAGATCTTTATCACGTGAATATAAATTGACAATCTTGTTATAATCATCAGGTGTCATACTTTTAAATTTACCATAAGGTAATTCTGTAAATAATAAATTCTCTACAGTTCTACCCATTTCATCTGTTCCCATTGCCATATCACCTACCTCACTTCCACCCGGAGATGTAAAAGCAGGTTTTACAGATGTTATAGGATCAAGTGACATTGATAATGCAGGTGTTCCTAGTTCTGCGTGAATAGGTGTTTTTCTAGTGGCTAAACCTAGATATGTTTTATCTGTTAATTTTCCTGTACTATCTTCATAGGTATCAAATCCACGTCTTGCTATGTTATCTATAAATGTTTTATCAAGTTCCACTACCTCTTTTAAATCTTGTCTATTTCTCTTTGTTAGCTCTGCCTCTATATCTCTAAGATCTACTTTATTATTATCAAGTAACTTAACTACACCATATGTCTCACCCTCATAATTATTAATAGCAGATGGTGTTCCTTTTAAATATACCTCACCTGCCTCTGCATTAGTTTCTAAAGATATTGTATCATTATAAACTTTAGGAGTAGGGGTTATGTTAGAATCCTTACTTGCCATTGCTAATGTAGGAAATTGTATTTTAGCACCTGCATATTTATCTATCTCATCTACATCTTTACCTACCTTCATACCATAAGTGTCTATATCTATGATGGGATTACCATTGTTAGCATCTACAATTTCTGTAAATATCTTAGAGTTATCTCTAAATGTGGTAGCTAGTTGATTTGCTTGAAAGTCTTTATCTATATATGTACCTAGTTTTGGTGATGCACTAAACTGACCCATAGAAGTGCCATGATATAATATCTCTTTCCTAGGTTTGTCAAGCATCTTAATACGTTTCTTATGCTCTTTCTTTTTAAAATTATTCTTTATTTCTTTTATTTGGCTCTGTCGTTTTGTCGATATATTTTTATTAAACTTATCACCTAATTCTTTCTTCACATAATCACTTGTATTTACAAGTATATCAGTGCCTGTCTTTCTGTCACCTCTTTTAAATGCATCTATAGCCATTTGACGTAGCATATTCTTACCCATCCTAGATACAAAACCTAATCCGGGAATCAACCCCATTGTTATTAACCCTGTGAATGCACCACCAAGACCCATTTTAATTAAGTCTCGTTCACCATAACCTGCCTGTAGTAATTCATAGGCACGTGTGTAATCTTCAGGTGCATCTTTAAATGCAATCACATCACCTGTTATAGGTGCAGTTGCTAGAGCAAAGTCTCTTACATCTTTTATGGTTATAGGTTCTACACCTTGAGCCTGTCTTTGTATGTCCGTTATACCTGCTTCACGTTCTTCTCGTTTACGTTCTGCATCTGCAAACATTCTATCAGTTTCAAGTCCTAGTTCAAATCCTTTTATAGCCATTATTTTCTACCCATTATTCCTCTTTTCATTCTACCTTTGGCAACACCTTTTCTACTTATTGCCCATCGTAAAACATTTTCAGAAGTTCTTACTCCTTTAAGTATTATAGTTAAATCTCTAGAATTTTCTATATTTAATTCTTCTATTTCTTTTTCTGTTAGGTTTTCAAATCCTTCTATCTCAAACAAACCATCTCGTAAACCATTTCTAAACTCTGCATTTATTGAATCTTTTTCAGGAGATGGTATACTTCTATATTCATTTAACTGAACTAAACTATAAGGTAGTGAATCCTCTTCACTTGAGCTTAATCTTTCTCGTTCTAACTCTACTAGTTTCAATGCTTTATCTCTAGCTTTAGGCATAACCCTTTCTCTAAGTGCAGTGACTAAATAATTTCTTTTTTGTGCTTTTGATTTTAAATTTAAATATAATTCATCTCTTAATATAACTTGTTCTAACACCTCATTTAAATTTTTAACGGACTCTTCACCACTTAATACCTCTCTAAGTTTTCTGTCTATGAAAGCATTAGGACTCTTTCTATAAAAATCATAGTATTGTAAATTTAAATCTGCCATTTCTCTTTCTAATACATTTTTACGTGGCATCTTACCTAGTCCAAACATTTGTTTTTCTAGTGGATTAAAAGCTATTTGATCTCCTGTTCTCAATGGATTTCTGTATGGGGTGTCATATGATACAGTATCAAATCCTATTTTTTCTGCTATATCTTTAGCACCTCTTCTAGCATTATAATATCTACCCACAATAGTGTTAGCACCAATATCAGGAAAAGCACGAGTTCCTCTATCAAATAATATTTTATAAAAACTTATGTCTCCTTTAGGGTCACCTTGTCTTGTTTCAGGTATGTATCTAGCAAACTTATCAAACTGACTGTAGACATCTTTGAGAACTGCCATTGGCATTGTATATGTGTTAATTAAATTAGCTCCAAATTCTGCTGCTGCTTTGTCAATAACTCCCTCACCACCTGCAGCGACATCATCAAATAATTTATCAATTACCCAATATCCATAACCTGTTCTAAAAGATGAACCAAATAAAGATTGTAAGGCATCTTGCATATACTGTCTAGGACTATTCATCACCTCTGTCATTCGTTTGCCATCTGCACCCCACCTATCATATAAGTCTTCCCACAAACCTGTGACAGGAGAGTAAAAGTTTGTCTCATTTAATTTTACTTTTTTGCCTCTTTCATCACTTAACTGATATCTTAAAGCTATGTCTGCTGCTAAAAGGTAAGGTGCAAAAGGTCCGTATGTAGGTCTACCATCTACCACCTTACCTGTATCATCTTTAAACTCATACCAATATGTACCTAGTTTCCCATCATCATCCATGTTTTCTTTTCTCCAATTATAGGCTACAGAAAACATCATTAGACCTGTAAGTTGTTTTGCAAACTTTTGTTGATACTCATCTTTAGATATATTTTTAAGAGATTGAATGTATCCTTGTTTAGTTCCTAATCCCTCTAAATTCATAAGACCTAATAAAGGTGTATGCTCATATAAAAACTTCATCTGATTTGCAATGAATCTAGGGAAAGGTATAAAAGAAGATATTACAAATGGTACATTTCTATGTGCATCAATAGTTCCTTTCGCAACTTTGCTAAACCACCCATCACCTTTAAACGACTTTTGATATACAAACTCTAATGCATCTTGCATTGAACCTTCTATTATATCTTTATTAATAGTATTAAACTTACCATTTTTTATTATGTTAACTAAGTCTTGTCCATCATCTGCTAATCTTCTTCTTAATGAAGCAGTAAATACTGCCTGTTTGAAAAAATTATCAGACATTGTATTTAAAAAGTTTGCCTTAGTTCCTATCTTAGCTAATGCACCACCACCTGTTTGAGATGTTAAATCGGCTGCTTCTCTAAATAAAACAGTTGCAGAATCAGGCATAGTATTTTGAAATATATTTCTAACTGCTTGTGCTTCATAGGGATTTAACATATATTTTGCTATGTCAAAAGTCCCATCAAACGGATTACTTATTCTGCCTTTTAGTACATTATAAAATGTACGTGTACCTGCATCAACTACAACTCTAAATAAAGCATTCGCATTGTTACGCATGGTTGTAGCAGGTTGTGATGTCATAAGTGCTAGTCTTAATCTATCTAAATCTCTTAATACCCCTTTATCTTTTTTATTCTTTAGAACCTCAAGAGCTTTAGTTTTATCTATTCTTGTTAAACCTCTTCTCTCTAAATCTTGAATGTCAGTTAATAATTTAGCAACAGTTTTTTGTGATGTGCTAGGATTTAATTGATTCTTTAAAAAACCATGATATCCTAGTGTCCTACCTGCATCAGATATATCTGCTAAATATACTAGTGAAAATTGATCATAGGATAAGTTATGTTCTCTTAGTATATCACTTAATTCTTTAAAACTTATTTTTTCATCTCCTATGGCATCAGCTATAGCAGACGTAACTCTTTGATCTTTTCCGATTTTAATTTTATTTTTTACCTTTAAAACTGCAGCAGATAAGTTTTCAAAAAATTCTATAGGTAATTTATCTAGTCCTTTTTCTTTTGCTAAGTCTCTACCAACAGATACTTTCTCTGCATCTAAAGGTTTTTTTGCTATGGGTTGTTTTTTAGCTATTCTTTTGAGTCCATCAGATGTCATCTTATATGTTTCAGGACTTAACTCTTCTAATATTTTATTTAGAAACTGTGTATCTTCTCCTTCTCTAACACCTTTTAAAAATGCTTTAGATTTTTTACTAGCATCATCTGCTAATTTTTTGGTTGCTACTTCAGATGCAGTTAAAAACTCATCTGCTTTTATGGCTTTCATAGTTTGATAAGCACCTGCTCCTGCATTTAATATAGCACCACCACCTGCAGATATTAATGCAGTTCCTATAACTTTACTTGTATCTACCTCATCTTTTAAACCTACTTCAACCTTTGTACCTTCTTGAGCACCTGCCTGTACTGCACCAATAGAGCCTTCTACAACTGCACCTTTACCTGCACTCTTAGCTATTTCTTTAGTTAATAATTTACGTATACCTAGTTTAGTTAATTGATTACCACCTACAGATGCAAGTTTCCCTGCACCACCTGTTAATAGTCCTATGTAAGTTGATGGAGAAGTGAATATACCACCTGCATAATCTTTTGCAGTTTCAACGTTAAAACTATCACCTTCCATTTTATCATATAAAGCAATCAATCTAGCAAAGTTTTCTTTCTCTGATATACTAGCATTCTGTGCATATTCTAAATCACGAATAGCAGTTACTTCGTTTACGTTTTGATATCTAAAGTGTTCTAGGAATTGATCATAAACTTTTTCAGGAGTGTTTAAGTCGGACTGTTTATAGCCTTCTCTATCTACTAAAAAGTAGTAGGCATCGTTTATGAAATCTTGATTTTGGGTAAGAGTTTGTTTGTTCTGATCTTCAGGACTAAAGTTATTATATTCTTTAAAATATTGCATGACATTTTATATCCTAACTATTCTTTATAAGGATTCTTAAAAGCAGGGTCTTCTATTATAAATTCTATTAATCTATCTTTTTGAGTTTTGTTTATTCGCATACCTTCATTTTTAATTAAATTTTCTATTACTGATTCTACAAATCCTCTTACAGAATAATTCCTTTTAAAAATATCTGCTGCTCCTAAAGATTGAGTTGTATTTTCTTTTATAAAGTTATTAATTTTATCTATATATTTTTGACGATTTCTTTTCACTAACTCTTTAAAAGCATCTTTACCATTTATTGTTCCCAATCCATTTCTTTTTATTTGTTTTACAACTTGACTTTGATCCATATCTTTTATTGTTTTATCTTTATCACCTACCTTTGGTGTTCCGGGTATTTCTTTTTTCTTATTATCAGGTTTATCTACTTTAGGTGTATTTAATTTTAATTTACCATCAGGGAATGTAAATCCTCTTTTCTCTAATTCTTTTCTTAGATAACTACCTTCTTTAGGAACATCAAAAGCTATGTCTTTATCATCAAACATAATATCTTTGTTTTTGTTAAATATCATTTCAACAGCTTCTAAGTTAGTTAAAAGTCTAGGATCTTGTAATTTATTAGCTTCTGTTATCTTTAATTCTCTAGCTTGTTTTGTTAAGTCGTTAGATATAATAGATAGAGCAGTTCTTAACTTTTCATCTGCAGTTAAAAATCTTATATTACCTGTATTTAAATCTATATCTGTGCTTATACCTAGTAGTTCTCCAACTCTATCTGCCATCTCTTTATTCATTTTCTTTTCAGGTATTTTATCTGCTGCTGACATTTGAGATATTCTCTCTGCTTGTTTTCCTATATCAGTTAGTAAATCATCTCTACCTTCTAAGTAAGATTGTATTTCTTTTGTTTTTGCATCATCCTCTGCTAAGTTAACATCTCCAGTTTTTACTATGTTTCTTATGGTAGGTGTTAGATCTACACCTTTTTCATCACTAAACATCTCACCTGATACAAAAGATGTGATAGGTCCTGATGCAGGTTGTGAACGTATATTAAGCATTTCTAAGTCTAACTTTTTAGCTGCTGGAGCCATAGCAGTTGCTAACTCTGATAATGTCATGTTAGGAACTTTAGACGCACTTCTATCTTCACTTCCTGTTGGTGTTTGCTCTTGTATTAAGGAAACCAAAGGTTTTACACTAGATAGTCCATACTCTTTTTTAGCACTAGTAAATGCTTTTGTTAAACCTCTATCATGTATAAAAGATATCTCTGCATTTGATAATCCATCAGTGCTAAATATTCTTTTTATTTTATTTAAACTTTCAAAGTTACTATCTATTCTATTTTTTCTTGTAGCTTTATTTTTAGTTATTACAGAACTTACATTTGATGCTACACTTTTAATTAATTCTCTAGCATCTTGTCTGTCTAATTTACCAAACTCTTCTTCTTTATCATATAAAGATTTCACCAAATATGGGTTGTCTTTTGCCAAAGCAATAGAAGGTAAAGCAACTGCAAGTGCTCTTTTAAAACGACCACCCACACTTTTATCAGTTAGAAATGATACATCTTTGTTATTGTCTTCTGCCATTAACCTCTCCTAGCCATCAAACCCATAGGTTGCTCTTCTTTTGTGTCTTCCTCTTGTTCCTCTGCAACTTCTTCAGTGCTATCTTCACCTAATTGTTTTTGAAACTTAGCGAATGCTGCTTCAGATGCAGAGTCTCTTATTTCAATATCTTTATCTCTCTCCATACCTGTGGTATATTCTACACCTGCTTTGTCCCCTATTAACATAAGCATTTCCATAATTACAGGTATCAATAACATTCCTACATCAATAGTATGTTTACCTTCCATGACACTCATCAAGTGTATGTTGTTAGCTATTAATGTAATAGGCATACCTGTTTCCATTAAGTTAAGAGCTTGTTCTACAAAGGATTCATCTTGCATACTTGTCACATAATATTCTGCAGCTTTACTAACTGTTGGATATTGAGGGGGTGTTTGCCAAGGTCTAGCACCTACTTCATGGGTCATAGCCATTCCCGGAATCGGTGCTTCTAGTATAGGTTCTGTTCTATTTGTATATCTCATGTTTCTATTTCTTCTTTACCATTTAATCTTTCATTTTGTATAGCCTCAAAAAAATCCATAGCTTCATTAAATGGATCATCTTGTTTAG